TCTAATAAATTTAATTCTTGTGGCTGTGATGGCGGCGCAGAATATCAAAGTCAGCACAGTATTATTAAGTATGAAACTAGCACCAACGGTAGTGACAAAGACTACTTTGCTAGAACAAAAGAGCTTAGTTATACACCTGCCTATTGGATTAGTTATGATTATGTTCCAGAGATTGAAGGAAGTGTCAATTGCGAATTTGGCGAAAGACATGTACTTAACACAATTGGTTACACAGGTCTTAACGTTGACAGTGAGCCTATATATGCAAAGACATTTAGACTTCCAGCAGAACAAGATGTTGCTAACCAAACATATGAAATAGATTATATTATAACTAGTAGAACGTATGCTGCCCATAGAGCAGGAACATTAACTATAAACTGTGACGGTTACAACAAGACAGTTGCAGTATCAGACGAGCATACATTTATAGGAGCAGGCAGCGATTTATATCTTGACAAAATTTATTTTGATGCTACACTAGAGACATTCTTTGGTGAAGTAAGTGTAATAGATGTTAAGATTTCAAATCAGATGCCTTCCGATGATGCATCGCAAATAGAGTACAAAGTGAAACTTAAAAAAACTAGAATAGACGCAAGCGGGGAATAATGTTCGATCAAAAATATGAGGATCGCTTATCTTCGTGGAGCTGCCTTCGGCAGAGTTTAGAAGTATCAACCACACCACTCAAAGATCTTATAGAAGCTTACGACCATGCTCCGAGGGTGAGTATACACACCGATCCTTGGGATAAAGCAACTTGGCCTAGTCCATGGGAACTTGTTTTAGAAAATCAATATTGCCAGTTCTGTATTGTACTAGGAATGGCGTATTCTTTACAGTTAACTGAACGCTTTAAGGGGTCAAATTTTGAGATACATATTGGTATAGATAGAGACAGTAAAGAACAATACTATCTGCTATTTGTAAATAATCATATTTTAGGATGGAATAATACATGTATAGATAGGAGCGAATTGCCACAAAGTTTTGTATCGCAAACAGTCTATACACTAGATCCACTTCAATAAATAACCTATAACAAGAAGGAAAAGAACATGTCAAATGGTATAAAAATTGTAAAACGCGATGGCCGCAGAGAATCACTAAACATTGAAAAAATACACTTTGTTGTAGAAGAAGCTTGTAAAAACTTAGCAGGTGTTAGTAGCAGCCAAATTGAAATGAACGCTAATTTACAATTTTATGATGGCATGAGCACTTCAGAAATACAAGAAATTCTTGTTCGTTCTGCAAACGATTTGATTTCTTTAGATAATCCTAACTATCAATTTGCAGCAGCTAGACTATTAACTTATGGTTTGTATAAGCAAGTTTTTGGCCAGTTTCAAACTATTCCTTTGCGCGATATGATTAGACAAAATATAGACAGGGGTGTTTACGATTCAGAAATATTAGAGAAATACACTGACGAAGAAATTGATCGCATGGATAGTTATATACACCACAAGCGTGATGAAAACTTTACCTACGCAGGCCTACGTCAAGTTGTAGACAAATACCTTGTACAGGATAGATCATCTGGAGACTTATTCGAAACACCACAATATATGTACATGATGATTGCAGCAACTCTATTTGCAAACTATCCTGCTGAAAATAGAATGTATTATGTAAGGAGATACTACGATGCGACCTCACTTTTTAAAATCAACATTCCAACCCCGGTCATGGCCGGAGTACGCACTCCTGTGCGCCAGTTTGCCTCCTGCGTTCTTGTTGATAGCGACGACACACTTGATAGCATCTTTGCCAGCGATATGTCCATTGGCCGCTACACAGCGCAAAGGGCAGGCATCGGAATCAATGCAGGACGCATTAGAGGAGTTAACTCAAAAATCCGAGGAGGAGAAGTTGCCCATACAGGAATCATTCCGTTTCTAAAGAAATTTGAAAGCACAGTAAGATGTTGCACACAAAATGGAGTAAGAGGCGGCAGTGCCACTACACATTTCCCGTTTTGGCATCAAGAGATTGAAGACATTCTTGTACTGAAAAATAACAAAGGTACAGAAGACAACCGTGTACGCAAACTAGACTACTCAATCCAACTTAATAAAACAATGTATGAAAGATTGTTAGCTGGTGGAGAAATTACTCTTTTCTCGCCACATGATGTACCAGGATTATACGAAGCATACTTTGGCGATCCAGCAGTGTTTCAAGAACTATACGAAAAATACGAACGTGCTACTAGCATTAAGAAAAAGCGCATTGATGCAATGGAATTGTTCTCAGCACTTATCAAAGAACGTGCAGAAACAGGTCGCATTTATATTATGAATGTAGACCACGCTAACACACACAGCAGTTTCAAAGACACTGTTTATATGAGTAACTTGTGCCAAGAGATTACACTACCTACAAAACCACTACAACACATTGACGATGAAAATGGAGAAATTGCTCTGTGTATCCTAAGTGCAATCAATGTAGGAATTATTAGAACCTTAGATGACTTAGAAGAATTGTGTGATCTTGCAGTAAGAGCATTGGAAGAAATAATTGATTATCAACGCTATCCTATCAAGGCAGCTGAGATTTCAACTAAAGCTCGTCGTTCTTTAGGAATTGGCTACATTGGTCTAGCACATTATCTTGCAAAGAATCATGCCAATTATGGTGACGAGACAGCATGGAAACTTGTACATGACCTAACAGAAGCTTTCCAATACTATCTACTAAAAGCATCTAACACACTTGCTAAAGAACGCGGTGCATGTGACGCTTTTGGACGTACTAAATACAGCGACGGCATTCTTCCTATTGATACATATAAAAAGGATGTTGACACTATAGTAGCAAATGAGTTAAATTATGATTGGGAATCTTTACGCAACAATATTAAACAATTCGGGTTACGGCACAGCACATTGTCCGCACAAATGCCTTCGGAGAGCAGTTCCGTTGTGTCGAACGCAACAAACGGAATCGAGCCACCTAGAGGATACCTGTCCGTTAAGAAAAGCAAAAAGGGCCCCCTTAAACAGATTGTTCCACAATATCAAAGTCTTAAGCAACACTACACCTTGCTGTGGGACATGCCTAGCAACGAAGGTTACATCAAAATTGTTGCGGTGATGCAAAAGTTTTTCGATCAGGCTATTTCAGGCAACTGGAGTTACAATCCTACACACTATGAAAATAATGAAGTGCCAATGAGTCAAATGATAAACGATTTATTGACTACATACAAGTTAGGATGGAAAACTTCTTACTATCAAAACACATACGATTACAAGGAAGATCCTAGCGAATTAGTAGAAGAAAAGCCTGTGGAAGTAATCCTTAATGGCTTTAGCGATGATAAAGAAAATGACGAAATGTGCGAAGCATGCGCAATTTAAGGTTGACAACCCTAATAAAATTTAGTATAGTATACAAAAAATAAGGAACAAGTATGTCTCGAACAGTTTTTAACAAAGAAAAAGTAGACTTTACAAAGCAGAATATGTTTTTTGGTGCAGAACAAAACACCCAAAGATACGACACATTTAAATTTCCTGTGTTCGATAAATTAAATCAAACTATGCTTGGTTACTTTTGGCGGCCTGAAGAAGTAAGTTTGCAAAAAGATAGAGCAGACTATGCAAACTTCCGTCCAGAGCAGAAGCACATCTTTACCGCCAATCTCAAGTATCAAACACTGCTTGACTCAGTACAAGGACGTGGACCTTGTTTGTCTTTCCTTCCTCATGTAAGTATACCTGAACTGGAAGGCTGCATTGTAACTTGGGACTTTTTTGAAACTATACACAGCCGTTCCTATACACACATTATGAAGAACATTTATGCTGACCCCAGTGAAGTATTTGATACTATACTTGATGATGATAAAATTTTGGCTCGTGCGCAAAGTGTTACAAAATACTATGACGAGTTTAATGCAGCGTCAGATGCATACTTCCATCGCAAAGAAGGTAGTCTTAAAGAGGTTAAGAAAAAATTATATCTCGCGATGATGACTGTTAATATTCTTGAAGGTCTTCGCTTCTATGTGAGTTTTGCTTGTACATTTGGCTTTGGAGAACTAAAGCTAATGGAAGGTAGTGCTAAGATTATTAGTCTTATTGCTAGGGATGAAGCACAGCATTTGGCACTTTCAACACATGTATTGAAACTATGGGCTCAAGGTAAAGATGATCCTGAAATGGCCAAGATTGCAAAAGAATGTGAAGAAGATGTTTATAACCTATGGCGCGAATGTGTGGCGGAAGAAAAAGACTGGGCAGACTATTTGTTTAAAGACGGATCAATGATTGGACTAAACTCTACACTTTTACATCAGTACGTGGAATATATTGCCAATAGACGTCTTAAGGCTTTAGGCTTTAATGCTATTTTTGATGCTCCAGTAAACACAAATCCTTTACCATGGACACAGCATTGGCTAAGTAGTAGCGGACTTCAAGTTGCTCCACAAGAAACAGAAGTTGAAAGCTATGTTATTGGCGGAATAAAACAAGATGTCGATAAAAATATGTTAAAAGGATTTAGTTTATGATACAAATATGGGGTAAACCACAATGTCCGCATTGCGAGGCAGCAAAAAGATTATGTGAAATGCGTAAATTATCGTATGAATACAGGCAACTTGGTGTAGACTTTGAGCGTGAGGAAGTTTTACAAGAGTTTCCTGAAGCACGTACATTTCCACAAATTGTGGTAAATGGACAAAAAATAGGCGGGTATGAAAACCTTGCAGGCTATTTAGAAGATACTAATTATAACGGAACAGGATACAGTTTATAATGTTAATTGAAACTCCCTACAAAGTAGGCGATAATGTAAGTTTTAAACTAACTTCAGGTGAAGAAATTATTGGACGTTTAGAAGCAGAAGATGCAAAAGGATACACAGTGCATAAACCAATGGTCCTTATTGCTCAACAAACTGGTTTAGGTCTAGCACCTTTCATGTTTAGTGTATCTGCAAATTCTAAATTTGTATTGCAATCAAACGCAGTAAGTTGTATTGCTAAAACAGAAGAAGAAATTAGCAAGCAATATGTGCAAAGCACCACAGGTATAGCTCTTTCTTAAACCTAATAAAGTCAACGATAAATACATCATAAGAGGATGTATAGTATGACTTTATATCGTGGTGCCCCATTTGATGAAACAAATCTTTTTACTAGATCAGCTGTAGAAGGTGGTAAACTTGTCTACGGCAATGCTACATCTTTTGTACAAGTGGACGGAGGATCATTTGCGCAAAGTGTAAATTATCAAAACGGAGGACTACTACCTAAAGAAGGTACAGCTACATATGTGCCTAATCCAGACTATAACCCGAATAGGAATTAATAGATGGCAGAATTAGGTAGTATCCTTTTACGCCGAGGTACAACAGCAGAAAGACTAAAATTTGTACCTCTCAAAGGCGAAATTATTTACGACACAGAATTAAAACAAGTGTTTGTCGGTGATGGTGAAACCTATGGCGGCATAAGTGTTTTTAATGATGCTGTGGTGGTCGATACAAACGGTGACCTAAAAGTTGGAGATAACGTAGCAGTAATCCTAGGAGACGATGGACTTGCACGAAGTTTAAGATTACCTGGAGGTTTAAATGCACAACGCCCTGCTCCTTTAAAAGGTGGATTACGATTTAACAGCCAGGACAAAGTTTTAGAGTTCAGTGATGGTGAAGAATGGTTTTTCCTTGATAAAAATGTCATTACTGGCGATGTAATAGAATTACATGTTAGTTTAGACGGAACTGATAGTAGACGTTATGGAGCTCAAAGAGGGCGTAGTTGGGGCACTGCATTTAGAACAATCAACGCAGCAATGCGTTTGGCAGAAGATATAGTCAATGCTAGACCAGAAACAGAGCCTTTTGTAAATGAAGAACAACCATATCGGCAAGTACAAGTTCTTGTTAAGGTAGCAAGTGGCATTTATGAAGAACATCTTCCTATTCGTGTTCCAACTAATACATCTATATTTGGCAGTGGACAAAGACGTACAACTGTACGGCCTAAAGCTGGAGTAGTTTCTCAATCACCTTGGGCAAAAGTTCGTTTTTGGCGAGAGACTGATGAGTATCCAGACGGTTATTTTGGATTTCATTATTTAACTGATGCTTCGGATGAGTTTTCAACTCCTAAAGATAATACAGATATTGATATATTCTTATGTAATGACACAAACTGGTTCCATGATTTCGGAACCGATCTTCACAACAGTTTTTGTTTTGTACTAGATCCAGAAGGACAAATTTTAACCAAATCACCTTATCCTCATACAGGAGTATGTTTTGCTAAAAGTAGTTACAACACTGACCCTTACGCAGTTGGCTTCCATGGCGGAATGTTTGCTGATGGATTTACAGGCAATCAGGATTTTAATGTAGATATAGTAGAATCAGACGGTGCTATGATTGCTAGTGGCTTTTATAGAAAACCAAATATGCCTACTGCTTTTTATATTGACGGTGTTAGATATCAAGCAGACAGTGTAGAATCGGATGGGTTGGGCGAAGAAGATGCAGCAGAATTATTAAGACTTAATAAAGAATTTATACAAGAAGAAACAATACAGTTTGTTAATGACAAGTATATCTTTAATTACAATAGGGATAAGTGTCGGAGAGATTTAGATAAAATACTAAGGAATGTTTCTTATGACAACGTGTTAGGCACTAACTTTTTAACCCACTTGTCTGCTACGTCCTACCTTAGACCTAATAGTGCTTATGTTTTATCTGACCAACGACCAGAAACTGCTGGAGGAATAAATTATGCCAAAGGACAGGCTAACACAAGTCTAACTTCTCATACAGCTAGTCAAACAAAAAACACACAACTTTTTAATAGTATAATTGATACAATAAACAATCAAACTATACCAGAAATTTATTGGCCAGCAACAGTTTACAATGATGAAAAAGATGCGATCATCCAAATATTATCGCAAAATATTCCATTTATAAAAGCAGAATTAACTGCTTGGATAAATTATCAAATAAACAATAGTATTGCGCCGTTTGCATCTTTTTCATACGATATTGATAAGTGTAAACGAGATACAGAATTTGTTGTTAATGCACTAATTTTTGATTTAATATACGGAGGCAATTTTGCTACAATAGAAATTGCTAATTCTTATTGGCTTGGTATTACAAGCCAAGTTCCTACGCAACAAGAACAACACCTTGCAGCATACAACAGATTAAAAATAATACTAGGTGTAATTTTTACTAATGACGATAGTATAGAATGGAATGACAAATACCAATTAGATGTTCCACAGGTAATTGTTCCTAATGTAGAAACAGTAACACAAACAAAAATAGATACAGCTAACGCCCTTGTTACGATTGTAGGAGAAGTTATATCTTACGGCACAAACTATGCGCCATTAACAGAATATCCTAGCATTACAGACTTGTTTAATGCCACCCCTCCTTTACTACAAACAGAATTTCAAAAAGCAATAGATGCTAGAACTGTTCTAGTTACAGACACTACAGATATTATTAATAGCACAATTGCTTTTATTGATACAGCCTACGCAAGTTTCACTTATGATGAAGCAACCTGCCGTAGAGATGTAGGCCTGCTTATAGACGCTATGCGACATGATTTGATTTATGGCGGAGAAATTGAAACTGTCAAAGCAGGAAAAACATATTTTGAAACTGGTAGTACAGTAATAGCAGATCAAGAAGCAGAAACAGTAGACGCTATTAACTATGCAAGAGATTTAGCTATTAATGTTGTTAATAACAGTGTACCTAGTAAAGTTTACCAAAGCACCATAACGCAAATACAAGATAGTAATTACCAGTCTGGTGTGGACATAAACACCAGATTGACTGACCTTTTTGGTATAGTAACAAATGTTATATCTAACTATTCTAACATAAAAGCAGCACACGATTTATTAGAATCTAATAAAGTTTGGATACAAGACGAGGTAGATGCGTTTATTGCAGATCAATACCCTGCACTAGTTTATAATGTAGATCTTTGTAGGAGAGATACAGGATTAATTATAAGTGCTATTAGCAATGACTTGTTTGGCGGATCAGCAAGAAGCGAAGAAGCCGGTAGAAAATACTATAGAAATGTATCTGATCTAGGCGATCCTAGTGTAGCAATTACTACACAGTTGACAGAAACTCTAGCAGCAAATGCTCATGCAAAATATTTGATATATCAAGTTCTATCAAACGCAACACCAGCAACTACATATCAATCTGTATCGAGTCAAACATTTGATTTAACTATTAGTGTTAGCAGTACTCTTAAAGATAAAACACAGACTGATTTTGATAAAATTCTATCTATAATGGAATTTGGTATAGATTCTGTTGATACATCATTACCTAAGTTTAAAGTAAATATCAACGATAGTACACCTATTCCTAGTAGTATTGCTGGTCGCGGGGCTGAAATGATTACAGCTGGTAACAAATCTTTTGTTGCTACTGACTGGACAATGTTTGGTAACTTAGGTTATGGGGTTCTTGCTCGCAACAATGCTCGTTGCGAACTTGTATCTATATTCACTTATTACTGTGGTTATACTTACAAGGCAGAAAGTGGTTCTGAGATAAGATCACTTAATGGTTCTAGTTCTAATGGTATATATGGTTTAGGTGCAGAGGGCAGAAACCCATTTGAAGTTCCGGTGAGAGCTACTACTCTATCGGAAACAGTGTTTATTGCAGAAGCAGACAGCACAGTAGTGGGAGATAATGTTCTAGGAGATTTACAAATAGTGGTTCGCAACGCTGTTGATGTAAATGGAGATCCTGCAACGTTTTTCAATGTAATGGTTGCCGAGGTCGATCACGGCCTGCCAACAGGTATTGTTCGTTATGAAATAGGAAACTTCCAAGGCAATACACTCAACATAAGGGGTAGCGCTCAAGGACTACTTGCTGACATACCGGATGGTAATGATATTAACATTAGACTGTTACAAGAATATAAAGTATCAGCAGACCAAGACATAAGCCAATTACTTTTGGGTGCTGCATTATTATACGATGACGAACCAGATACTGGTTATAGAATAATAAACATTGATCCGGTTGGTTCCGACTTTGTAATAAGAACCATCCCTTCAATAAATCACTTTAGTGTTGTTGCTAACGGAGTTACAGCAGCTGGAAACACTGATATTACAATCAACAATATCAATTATACTGAAGATGAAATACTCGATAGACGCATAGGATACAAGGGTACAATCTATACTGTAACAGCATATGATGGAGCAACAACTTTAACAGTTACTCCTGCTTTGACAGACGATGTGGCAGATTTACAAAGTTTAAGACTAAGTCCTCAACCTGGATTAGAAGGAGATATATTTACCGACTTTAGTATTGTAAAAGCAGGTAATCACGATATGCTTGACATAGGTACAGGTGCTTATGAGGACAGTAATTATCCTAGAGAACTATATGGACCTCCTGCTAGAACAGCAGTGCAAACACAAGAAGTTAACGAAACTGCACCAGGGCGTGTATTCTTTGTAACAAATGACCAAGATGGTAACTTTAGAGTTGGAGATTATTTCAGAGTAAATCAAGGAGATGGTAGTATATCGTTTAATGCTGCTATTGCTTTGAGCAATTTAGATGGGTTAGGATTTAGCCGGGGCGTAACTATAA